AATTTAAAAAATTAGTCAAGTCAATTAAGGCGTTTCCTGAGATGTTAGAGAAAAGGCCAATAGTAGTTGATGAGAATATGGTTGTTCTTGGCGGAAATATGCGTTTAAAGGCGTGTAAGTCTGCCGGACTGTTTGAGGTTTGGATTGATATTGCACAAGGTTGGACAGAAGAACAGAAGCAAGAGTTTATTGTTAAAGACAATGTAGGCTTTGGAGAGTGGGATTGGGATATACTAGCGAATGAATGGGATGTTAAAAAGTTAGTTGAATGGGGGGTTGATCTACCCGTTTATGATGTTCCTATTGATGATGACCAAGACGATAAAAACGATACAGACAAAGAAGTTTGTGAATTGTGCGGAAAATAAATTTGCATAATTAAAAGAAAAATTATAATTTAGCATAGAATTAAGAACGACCAAGTTTAAAATTCTTTTTCATAAAATTTAAGTTTGTACCTCTCAGAAATGGGAGGTTTTTTTATTTTTTAAAAATTTTTTTGTTTTTTCTTGTGTAATTGAAAAAATTCTTTTACTTTTGGTGTATAATTAGAAACTAAACTTAAAATATTAAACAAATGGCAAATTTAACTAAAGAATTAAGAAACGAATTACAATCAGGAGTAGAAAGGTCAAAAGACTATTTAGCAAGATTATCATTTCAACAAGGAATGTACAGAAACAGTATCTTATCACACAACTATGTAATTTCAGTAGGTGCTTATACGATAGGTTTGAAAAAAGACGGATCTAAAATATTAGATTATAGATTTCAAGAACTACCTTCATTATGGACAAAAGAAGGCGCAGAAGCAAATAAAAAAGCATTACAAGCGAATGACGATAGAGAAATTTTAATTACGGGCAAACACACTTGGTACGCTAAAGAAATTAAAAAAGTTAAAGATATGATTAATTCAGTTGAAACAATACTAAATAAATAAAACAATAGGGAGGATAAAACCTCCCTTTTTTAAATTTAATAAATGAATATAAAAAGTTTAGTAACAAAAGATCAGTACAATCAATTAAAAAAAGATTATGCTGCTATTGTTAAAAACAAAGAAATTACATTTTTTGATTTTTGTACAAATAAATATAAGTTAAACATCAGACGTGATGAAATAGTGCATAAGTGAGAAAAACTCAAATAAGCTATTTAATTAACCTCCTAGAAATAGGGGGTTTTTTTATGTATTTATATTTTTTTAACTTTGCGATATGGCAACAAAAACCGACATATTAAAAAGGAATCTTTTAGAAGCGCTAGAAAAATCGCTAGGAGTAGTTACAACGGCTTGTAAAATAGTTGATTGTAATAGGAGTACATTCTACAAGTATTACAATAATGACCAAGACTTTAAAGCGTCTGTTGATGAACTTCAAAACCTAACTTTAGACTTTGCTGAATCACAACTACACCAACAAATAAAAGACGGAAACACAACTGCAACAATATTCTATTTAAAGACAAAAGGCAAAAAGCGTGGTTATATTGAACGTAAGGAAGTAGAGATGACCGCAGAGGTTAGTACGAGCAAATTATCAAACGAAGCAAGAAAAAAGATTGACGACATTTTAAATGAAGAATATTAACGAAATAATAAAGCAAAAATGTGAGGATTCGCTTTTGTTTTTTACTCGTTATATTTTCAAAGAAAACACCGGAAATAAATTCGAGGCCGCAGAGTTTCATAGAACATTAGCCAACACATTACACAAAGTTCATAACGGCGAAATTAAGCGCCTTATAATAAATATACCTCCACGATACGGAAAAACTGAAATAGCCGTTAAAATGTTTATCGCTTGGACACTTGCTAAAAATCCTATGGCGAAGTTTATACATTTATCTTATTCCGATTCTTTGGCGCTTGACAATAGTTCAATGACAAAAGAATATATTAATTCAGATGCATATCAACGCATTTGGGATTTACAACTAAAAAAGGATTCACAATCACAAAAGAAATGGTACACAACGCAAGGCGGTGGAGTTTATGCAACATCTTCAGGAGGTGCAATTACCGGGTTTGGTGCCGGTACCGGTGGAGCAATTATAATTGATGATCCTTTAAAACCTGATGACGCATTATCAGACGTTAGGCGGTCGTTTATAAACAATCGATACAATACAACTATTCGGTCAAGGGTTAATGATAGGGATGTTCCTATTATCGTAATTATGCAGAGGTTACACGAGGAAGATTTGAGCGGTTATTTATTAGATGGCGGTAGTGGAGAGCAATGGCATCATTTGAAGTTAGCAGCATTAGACGATGAAAACAATGCGTTATGGCCTGAGAAACATTCTTTTGAGGAACTTGAAGCAATACGCCAAGCGGACAGATACACTTTTAGTGGTCAGTATTTACAAATTCCGTCGCCTCCTGAAGGTGGAGAGTGGAGAAAAGATTGGTTTAATATTATACACAGAGCCGAGTTACCGAGCGATATATCTTTTGAAATGTATATTGATGGCGCTTATACCAAAGACACGAGAAACGATCCGACTGGAATACAAATAAGCGGTAAAAGTGGAGACAATCTTTACATATTTAAAAGCATTGATAAGTATTTAGAGATGCCTGAACTAAAAAACTTTGTTACCTCTTTTGTACAATCTTGCGGAGTTCCAATATCACAAATATTAGTAGAGCCTAAAGCATCCGGAAAATCACTTGTGCAGCTATTAAGGCGTGAAACTAGATACAATGTATCAGAAATAAAAACTAACTTTGTTAGATACTCTAAGATAGAACGTGCGAGAGCATCCTCGCCATTTATTGAAGGAGGTAGAGTTTTTATAGTTAAAGATAATTGGAATGATGCGTTTTTACAACAAGTTAGCACGTTTCCAAATGCTAAACACGATGAACACATTGACGTAACTTCCTATGCTATCGAAAGGAATTTAATTAACAACTTTTTTGTAGTTTAAAAACAATTTTAAATTTTGTATTTTTACGAAAATTTTATATTACTTTAAAATATGGCATCTTTCTTTGACCGATTCAATTTTTCAAAAAAAAATCAAAACACAAACGAGCAATATAACAGAGCCATTTATAATTGGCTAGGTAATTCTGTTCTTTGGAATAACGAGAACGATGATTCTTATATTACGCAAGGGTATCAAAAAAATGCAACAATATATTCTTTGATAAATTTAATCACAAAGGCGGCAACAACAATTCCGTTTCAAGTTTATGAAAAGACAAACGAAAACGATTACAAAAGATATAAGGCTTTAACATCAGGAATGATGGATGCAGCGTCTATACAAAAGGCGTCTTTATTGCAAAAAAACGCATTGGTTGAATTACAAGATACTGAATTACATAAAATATTAGAGCGACCAAATCCGGCACAATCTTACAACGCTTGGCTAACTGAATTAATTGCTTTTGGTAAATTAACCGGTAATAGATATATTTACGGAATTGGCCCTGATACTGGAGCAAACGTTGGTAAATTTACTGAGTTGTATGTTATGCCGTCGCAAGTGATGGAGATTATATCTAATGGTATAATGGAGCCGGTATCAAAATATAAATTAGAATACAACGGAACAAAATATATTGACGCATCTGAAATATGCCACATTAAAGACTTCAATCCTTACTACGATGGTACTGGCTCACATATGTACGGACAATCGCCATTAAGAGCGGGTTTGCGTTCATTAACAACAAACAATGAAGCCGTACAAACGGGAGTAAAATATTTACAAAACCAAACTGCAAGAGGTTTATTAACTTCTGAGATGGGCGATATTAATGAGGTACAAGCGCAACAATTAAAAGATAAATTTAGACGTCAGCATCAAGGCTCAGACAATGCCGGAGATATTATTATTACTCCAAATAAAATGTCTTGGGTTAATTTTGGATTAAACGCCTCTGATGTTTCTTTAATAGCGCAGTACAACGCATCAATAAAAGATTTGTGTAATATTTACAATGTACCGGTACAATTACTAAACAATACTGAATCATCTTCTTATAACAATATGAAAGAGGCAAAAAAGGCATTGTATCAAAACGCAGTTATCCCAGAACTAATAAAAATTAAAGACGAATTAAATAGATGGTTAGCGCCTAAATATGGCGACAAACTTTGTATTGAGTTTGATTTTTCTGTAATACCGGAGATGCAAGAGGAAACTGAAAAGGTAGTAGACCAATTATCTAAGGCGTGGTGGATTACGCCAAATGAAAAGCGTTCTGCAATGAACTACGGAAAGGATGAAGAAAATACTCAATTAGACGATTACTTTATACCGGCTAATTTAATTCCAACAAATCCAAGCGATATTGATTTACCTATTGAGCCAATAGATGTAGACGTAAACAAGTTTTTAGGTCAAAAAAAAAACGAAATAATTAAGGCAGAAACCTATAATAATTATCCTCAATCTGCGACCAATAACGCTAAAAGGATGATTGAATGGCGTGATAAGTATGGGCGTGATGTTGTTACTGCGGGAACTGAAGTCGGTTGGCGTAGAGCATCGCAACTCGCAAACAGAGAAAATATTTCTTTAGATGTTGTTAAAAGAATGGCGCAATTTAATCGCCACAGAGAAAACGCAAAGATAGATCCTAGATATAAGGGAGAGCCCTGGATGGATAATGGCTACGTTGCCTGGAACTTATGGGGTGGAACTGCCGGGGTTGATTGGGCAATTAGAGAAGTAAACAAATTAAAAGACGACTAATTGAGGTTAGACAAAGACAAATGGCAAAAGGCTTTTGAAAAGGAATTAGACAAGGCCGAAAAAAGGCAATCCTCTAAAGTAAGGCGATACTATAAAAACCAATACTATAAAGGAGCAGAATCTTTTTTGTCTAGTGGTCAAACATCATTTCAACTTTTATTTAATACAAGTGAACTAATTAAAATTTATCGTGATTTATATTCTGATATCGGTTTGCAATTTGCCAAATGGTATGCAAGAAATTTTGATAAATACATAAAAAAGGGAGTTAATCCGAATCAATACGTTGATGAATGGCAAAATTCTTTTGCGTCTTATGGCTCTGCCGTAGGTGCTGAAAGGGTTACTTTAGTAAGTGGTACTGCAAAAGCTACACTTGTAAAGGTTACGCAAAATTTAATGACTGATTTAGATTTTCAAAATCTAGGTATTGCCGAAAAGACTAGAATTTTAAGAAGCCAATTCAATAGGTATTCAGCGTTTCAAGCGGAGCGATTAGTTAGAACAGAGGCAACAAGTGCTGCTAATTTTGCAACTTTAAAATCTGCAAACACAGTATTTCCGGCGGCCGATATGATGAAAGAATGGGTTGCGTCTTTTGATGACAGAACAAGGTCTACTCACGCAGAAGCCGGTGCAAGTGAGCCAGTTCCTCAAAATGAGCCATTTATGGTTGGGGGTGCTTTAATGATGTATCCTGGAGATCCAAGCGGCCCGGCTAGTGAGGTAATTAACTGCCGTTGTTCAATAGCGCCATTTCCAAAAGAAAATGCACAAGCTACCGGAGAAATCACTGACATTAACTTTGGTTTAGGTGGCGGAACTAGAACGGGTTATGGTTTAGGAGACTTTGTTGCAGATGTCGGAGCAACTGTTGCAAGTGTTAGTTCAAGTCAAAATATTTTTGTTCCGGCTAAGTCTTTAAAAGAGGCAGAGGAAAGAATGTTAAAAATTGGAGGTGTTAAAAATGTTAATTTAAAAGGGTTAAAAAAATCAC